CGTCAAATGATATTAATTTTGAAGTCCCGCTCACCGATATAGAAGAAGAAGACATTCAATCTCACTTGCAAACAGAAGTAGACAATGCCCTTTTTCAGATAGAGATAGCTAATCACAACGAATAGCGTCATTAGTTAAAACATTTTAAAACAATCCGAGGTAAGCCATGCTTGCAGAAATCGCTGTCGCGAACGCGGCATTCGGTGTCATCAAGAACGCCATAAGTAACGGTCAAGAACTGCACAGCGTAGCCAACCAAGTAACAAGCTACTTTGACAGCAAAAGCTCCATTGCCAAGAAAGCTAACAAAACAGGCAACAAGTCCGACATGGAAGCATTCATGGCGCTGGAGACTTTGAAAGAACAAGAGGCACATCTGCGGGAAGTTATGATCTATGCTGGCCGAGCCAACATGCACGATGACTGGCTACAGTTTCAAGCAGACTGTAAACGAGCGAGAGCGCAAGAAGAGCAAGACCGGCTTCACGCAAAAGCTAAAACCAAGCAACAGATGGTTGAGTTATTTACAGTCATCTGCACTGCGTTAATTGCTCTGCCGACAATAGGCGCTGGAGTATACATTCTGTTCTCTATTTTAGGACGCCTCTAATGGTCGAAGAAACTAAACAAGCAATAGACGTAGCAGCAGCTTCTACAGCACTCATGACAATGGCAGCGTGGTTACCACCGGCTGCTTCTTTGTTAACAATTGTGTGGATGTGTCTGCGAATCTATGAGTCCGATACTGTGCAGAAACTGATACATGGGACAAAAGAAGACTAACTTTATTTAACTTTTAAAAAAGTCACACCCAGCCCACTTAACCGTGGGCTTTTTTTTGCACCTTAAAAGGAGATGCACTGATGTCCGAAGCAAAAGAGGAATACAAGTACTTCAAGATTGAAGACTTTGATTGCCAAGAGACTGGCGAAAACGAAATGAATCCTAAGTTCATCCACAAGCTAGATCACTTGAGACAAGTCTGCGGATTCCCATTTATAGTCACTAGCGGCTACCGCAGTAAAAACCATAGCGCAGAAAAATCAAAAGCTAATCCTGGCACTCATGCACAAGGAATTGCTGCCGACATTGCAGTCAGTGGTGGCCGCCAGAGAATGCAGATAGTTAAACATGCAGCCGCGCTAAATTTCACTGGTATTGGAGTGGCAAAAGGTTTTGTCCACGTTGACATCCGCGATACCAATTCAGTTCTTTGGAGTTACTAAATGATTTCACAACTTATTGCCCCAGTCGCTGGGCTGCTCGACAAGTTCATCCCTGACGCTGATACCAAACAGAAAATAGCGCATGAAATTGCAACAATGTCACAGAAACACGCGCAAGAAATTGCACTGGCACAAATCAAATTGAACACCGAAGAAGCCAAAGGAAACTGGTTTCAAAGTTCTTGGCGGCCAGCGACTGGCTGGGTATGCGTGAGTGCCTTATGCGTCAACTACCTGATCTCTCCACTGGCGGCTGGCTTTGGTGTAGTAATACCGCAGGCCGATGGCGGCACACTTATGCCTATCTTGATGGGACTCTTAGGGATTGGCGGTATGCGCTCCTTTGAAAAAACCAAGCAGCTAGAGGGTAAATAACATGGGCAAAGGTTCATCACGCCGTCCTACAAACGATACGGCTTTCTCTACTAACTATGACGCGATCTGGGGTAACAAGCCGAAAGACAAGCAAGCGGAGCCAGAAGCAACAATCCAGCAGCAACCGCCCACGAAAAAATCTCTCGTAAAACCCTTGGCTTCACTTTAACTTTGCTATATCCTTTGCGGAATTGGAGAAGCTTGCTGAAAACCACGGATGTAAGTGATTGATTCCAAAGGAAATTTGCCCGGGTGGCGAAATTGGTAGACGCAACGGACTTAAAATCGCCACAAGTTCGTATCTACTGAAAAACTCCTTTAGAATCAATAGCTTACAAGCGCAAAAGAGACATAATGCGCTAATTCTGACGTTTTTAAGCCTAGTTTCTCCTCCAACCAGAGAAGGAGAAGCAAGCGTATGTCACATAATAACAGCAGTAAAATACCCACGATTCTTACTTTTTCACAACAGAATCAAAGACGGCTTTGGGACTCAAAAAGACACCGAATTGAATCACTCAAGAAGATTCAAAGGTTTTCGGAGTTTGCAGACTTTGATACCAGACCTATCGCCGACTATTCACCAAGCCACATCTACGACTTCCTAGAATATCGGGAAGACTGCCTAGGCAATTCTGCCGGAACACTCAATCGATACATAGCAAGCCTGAACAAAGTACTCAAGTTTTACCACGATGAAGTACAACAAGGAATCCCACCGCGTCTGAAGTGGCGCAAAGAAACTGGCAGCCGCCCCCGCAGCTTTTCTGCTAAAGAGCAAAAGGATATCACCGATATTTTCTTTGACGGCAGACATCCTTGGGCTGGGCACATAGTAACCATCTTACTTAAGACTGGGATGAGAACAATGGAAGCCGTAAACATTGGCTTAACAGAAGAAGAGGTAGGCGAAGATGAGACCTATGGCGTTCTATCCAGGGATCGCACTTTTGTGGTGCTTTATCGCACCAAGAACGGCTCAGAGCGCAAAGTGCCTTTATCTAGAGAAGCCTATAGCTCGCTAGATGCTCTTGATTTTAAGCCATCAACATTCTTTAACCATCACGATTGGTACGAAGATTGGCGAAGAGCCAAAAGAATTATAGCCCCAAATGACTCCACCTTTGTCCCTCATGTGTGCCGCCATACCGCCGCGACTAATTTAGCGAGCCTTGGTTTTAACATGAAGATGATTGGACTACTTCTGGGACATAAGTCAATTGTGACAACAGCTAAATATGTACATGAAGATGCTGACACGATGAAGAAGATGGTAAATAGCCTTTAGGCATAGGCTGATAACTAATTATTGGGTTACATATGTAGCCCTTTTTTGGGACACTGGGTATTCATTGCTGTATAGATTTTGCACGCAAATGATTTGTGTCCACCTAAATGATAAAAACGATAACGGATGAACGGAGAGCAGTACTATGACAGTGAGTGACCTTTGTAACACTGAAAAAAGTAAGTTAAAGGTAGATGAGCTAGTTAGAGAAACCCAAATGCAGCAAGATGGAGCAGACCGATTCAACAAGAGGGCACAAAAGCAAAAGCATTTAAGTAAAAGCGAGACACACCACAGAGTCATTGAGGGAGCCATTGAGAGAGTGGCGAATGCATTAGACGCAGCAATTGCGACAGAACTATCAAAAGGGAAAGGCCGCAAGTTTTTGTGGGTAGAGATACTCCAGAAAGTACCCAGTGCAACACTGGCTTACATTGGTCTTAACGTCATGATGGACATGGCTGGACAAAAAGGCACATTAACTACCTCTGCCACGAGTATCGGCAATAGGATTGAGACTGAGATTTGGGCTGATGGACTCGCTAGATTCGACAAGATAGTCGCTAAGTCAGCAGAGCGAAAAGCCAAAGAGGCGCATACGACTGGGCACAAACGCTTGGAGGCTGTTAAGACACTGGCCGCTCTACGCGGCTATGAGCGCAAAAAGTGGAAGCTAAAGCGCAGGGTGACCGCTGCAATGCCTGTCGTTAATGCCGTGCTTGAGTTCTCCAATATCTTCTATGTACATGAGGAGTACACCAAGAAGCGCACAATGAAGTACATCCGTATCCTTCCTGAAGTTTTAGATAGCATTAACACAACAGAGGCCCAAGCCTCTTGGCAGCAGCCAATGTTTGGAGCAATGATTGTACCGCCGATACCGTGGACTTCTTTTGACACTGGAGTATATCTTGATGAGGCGCTTAGTCAGCTAGTACCTCTCGTAAAAAAAGCATCCTTTAAGCAAAAACAAATGATCAACAGAGACTTTGCTCGATGTAACGTCGATGGGCGTTTGCCAAAGTATGTCGAAGCTTTAAACGCAATCCAAGATGTACCTCTGGCGATAAACAGTGATGTCTTAGAGGTTCTCAAGTGGGCTTGGGAGGAGTCTAAAGACCTCAAAAAATTCCCGAAAAGCCGCCTACTTGATGTCCCAGAAAAGTTATCCGACTGGGACTCCATGGATCGTAAAGACCAAATGCGTCATGTATCTACCACCAAAAAGATACTTGAGAAAAACGATGCGACACGTTCCGCTGTCATTGTCATGAACAGAGACATAAAGACAGCAGAAGAACTAACCACCCACGACAAGTTTTGGATTGGCTGGAATCTAGACACACGAGGCCGTGTCTATCCAGTGAGCCACTTTAACTTCCACAGGGATGACCACATCAAAGCACTATTTCAATTTGCTAACACAACGCCCCTTTGTCAAGACAGTGATGAGTGGCTAATGATCCACATAGCAAATCTCGGTGACTTCGATAAGACCTCAAAGACATCACTGGAAAACAGAGTTGCTTGGTTTAAAGAGAACGAAGTTAAAATATTATCTGTCGCTGTTGATCCTAAAGATAATTTTGATTGGTGGTCTCTTGCTGACAAACCTTTTCAGTTTTTAGCGGCTTGCTTGGAATGGGGTAAATACCGCTTCCAAGGTGATGGCTACCAGTGTTCTTTGGCACCAGCCCTTGACGGCTCAAATTCGGGGGTGCAGCACTACAGTGCAGCTTCTCGTGCATCAGACACAGGTAAGCTGGTGAACTTAGTGCCGACAGAAGAGCCGCAAGATGTCTATCAAACTTTAGCTGACAAAGTGAACGAGACGTTGGTTTCCATCCAAAAAGGTACTGCTAAGGACAGTGAGCAGCATAAGCTGGCTACTCTCTGGCTAGACTATGGCGTAGGCCGAAAGGAGCTAAAAACAAACTGCATGACATATCCTTACAGCAGCCCTCAATACGGCTTCTCAGAGCAGCTTAAAGAGCAAATCATGGAGGAGTTGACAGAGCAGGCGCTACACTCGCTTACACCTATTGCCCACCACTTCGGTGACGCTAAACAGCAAAATGCAGCAGCGACTTTTTTAGGCAAAATATCGTTTAAATGTGTGCAAGGCATACTTGTACCAGCCAAAGAAGGCATGGAGTTTTTCCAAGCTTGTGCCGCTGCTTTAGCGAAAGAAAACAAGCCCATGCACTGGCGCACACCGATAGGTTTTCCAGTAACGCAGAAGTACACTAAATGGGACTCTGAGAAGATTAAAGTATATCTCTATGATAGAACAGCAGGTGTAAAGAAACGCTCTCAGATCAGCTTACAAAGCCCTGATTCTGACAACATTTGCATACGGCAATCTAAAAACAGTGTATCGCCAAACATCATCCATTCGATGGACTCAAGCCACTTACTAAGCACTGTCCTGGCGCTTAAAGAGCATGGCTTAAATGATTTCATGATGATTCATGATTCCTTTGCTGTACCTGCCGAATCCACATGGGATTTGTTTGGGATTGTCAGAGAGACATTCCGTGAGCAGTACTCTGGCTTCTGTCTTTATGAGTCAATTTACAACAGCACTATGCAGCAGCTATCCGATATATCTGCAATTGAATCTCTCAAGATACCACCGAAAGGTGCGCTAGATTTAGATGCAATAGCGGACTCAGACTACTGTTTCGCTTAACTAAATAATTCCCCCCCCCAAGTACCTCCCCCCTTAGCCCACTTTCGAGTGGGTTTTTTTTATTGTGTCCACCTAAATGTAGTAACTAGCAATTTCTCAACCTAAATCTAAGGAAACCAAATGCACCCACGAGAGCGCGTACTTTCACTCGCCCAAATTATTGCAGAAAGGGGTGATCGACTTCCTCTTTCGCTGATTGATGAAGCTAAAAGGCTAAACATGAGCCTAGAAAGATTTATCACTACTGAAGAGAAAAAAGAAAACACCAAACCCACCATTAATTCTAAAGGAGAGTCGAATGGCTCGTAGAATCAAATTTATTACTCCAGCAGGAACTGCGGTCTACCCGCATCTAAATAAGCCTGACACTCAGTTCAACCCAGAAGGTGTCTACAAGACATCTCTCGCGATGGAAAACTGTGATGATCTAATCGAAGCCTGTAACAAACTTGGCCGCGAAGAGTTTGGAGAAAAAGCTAAGTTTAAAATTCCGTTTGCGCGTGATGAAGAGTCAGGCCAAATGGTTATGAAGTGCAAAAGTAAGTATGCACCATTGATCTTTGATTCCGAAGGTCAAGTGATGACGGGTGAGCAAATCCCTCTGCTCTGGGGCGGCTCAACAATTAAGCTTGGCGGCTCAATCTCTGCTTATTCTGTAAGTGGCTCAAAAGGTATCTCACTGCAACTTACCAAAGTCCAAGTAATCAACCCAGTGGGCGGCGGCTCTGATGGCGATGACTCAGGATTTGATTCTGTTGACGGGGGCTACTTAGCCAAAGAAATAACCAAAGAGGAATTTGAAGATGCCGTCGAGGATGCAGAGCAGGAAGAAATGGTGGAAAACGCCGCAAGCCGATTCTAAGGATGCCATTGGCCAACGGCACGGTTTTAGGTCTGGCTTGGAAGATAAAATCTCTAAGCAAATAACTGAAGCTGGCTTGGAATTACTTTATGAGACAGACAAGATTACTTATGAAGTACCAATGAAAATGTCTCGGTACACTCCAGACTTTAAGCTGCCCAAAAAGGGTGGCTTTTTTTATGTTGAGACAAAAGGCATCTGGGATTTAGAGGATCGCAAAAAGCATTTGTACATACGCGATCAACATCCAGAGATTGACATTAGATTTGTTTTTTCTAATGGCAACAACAAACTCTATAAGGGATCAAAAACAACCTATGGAACCTACTGCGACAAGCAAGGGTTTCGATGGGCGCATAAGACGATCCCTGATGAGTGGCTGGCCGAATAGCTAGTCGAAGGAGAGCGAAGGGGGTAGCCGCAAGGTTGCCCCCTTTTTTACTTAGAGAAATGAAGAAGGGCATTTTACGATGCAAATAGAAGAGCAAGAGTTGCCTGAATCAGACAAGATTGGGCATGTGGCTTGTGAGAAGTGTGGCAGTAAAGACAACGCAGCAGTGTACACCGATGGGCACACTTACTGTTTTGGCTGCCAAGCGTATGACACTGGTGATGAAGAGGATATAGCTGCGGCTCAGAGCCACCACAAGCGTCCAACAGAGTTAATCGATGGCTATTACACTGCGCTAACCAAGCGGGGGATTACTGAAGAGACCTGCCGCAAATTTGATTACCAAGTGACAGATAGCTACAGAGGTAGGCCACAGCAGATAGCAAACTATCGTAATGCTGAAGGCTTAGTGATTGCTCAGAAGATACGAGATGCAGACAAGAACTTCAGCATCTTAGGTGAAGCCAAAAAGATGGTTTTGTTTGGACAGCACTTATGGAACTCTGGGCGCAAGCTAGTTATTACCGAAGGCGAACTGGACTGCATGAGCGTATCGCAAGTACAGGGCAATAAGTGGCCTGTGGTGAGCCTAGGACAAGGTGCTACCTCTGGTAAAAAAGCACTGCTTGGTGCTTGGGATTTCCTCATGCAATTTGAAGAAATCATATTGATGTTTGACCAAGATGATGCAGGTCAAAAGGCTGCTTTAGAGTGCGCAGAGGCGCTCCCTGTAGGCAAAGTAAAGCTGGCAGTACTACCATATAAAGATGCCAACGAATGCCTTCAGAAAGGCGAAGGGAAGGCCATAATAGACGCGATATGGAGAGCCAAAGATTGGCGGCCAGACGGTATCGTCAGCAGTGATGACTTTAGAGACATTATCGGTAAGTCGGATGCTGCAAGCACTGTTAGCTACCCATACTCCAAGCTGAATGATATGACCCGTGGTATACGCACTGGCCTTGTCACTGTGTGCGCTGGAAGTGGCGTAGGTAAGTCTACGTTTGTCAGAGAGATTGCTTACCACCTCCACATCAATGACCAAACTGTCGGTATGCTGATGTTAGAAGAGACCAACAAAAGAACCCTTCAGGGACTTGTCGGCCTCCACATGAATAAGAACATCACTATCGACGATGAGGCGGCAGATGAGCCTGAGATTATTGAGGCTTATGACTCGCTGCTGGGCGCACATCCGGTGTACCTTTTTGACCACTTCGGATCGACTGCGGTAGACACTATCGTTAATCGCATTCAATACATGGTTAAAGGTATGGGCTGCAAGTACATCTTTTTAGACCATGTTTCCATATTGGTCAGTGGCCTCACCGGAGAATCTGGCGTGGATGAACGCAGGCTGATCGACTCGATAATGACTACGCTAAGAAAGCTAGTACAAGAGTTAGACATCTGCTTATTCCTAGTGAGTCACCTAAGAAGACCGGAGGGAGCCAAAGGCCATGAGAATGGTGCCAAGGTGCAACTCAGCCAGCTTAGAGGTTCCCATGCGCTTGCACAGCTTGCAGACTTTTGTCTTGGTCTACAGGTTAACGAAGATGATCCCAGCGATGACACTCGCGAAATAGTACTACTCAAAAATAGGTTTACTGGCGAAGTAGGCCAAGCCGATACCCTCATGTATGCCCGCGATACCGGAAGGCTATTAGAAGTCGATATCAACAGATTCTAAGTCTTACCAACTAACTAAATGTAGAAAACACTAAGGAGAGACTATATGTCTTTAGCACAAACTCGTCTTGAAAAAGACTTTATGAAGTTTCACAAAGATAACCCAGCCGTTTGGGAACTCTTTAAAAAATACGCTTTTAATGCAATTGAAGAAGGTCGCAAAAGATATTCCAGTCAGCTTATTTTAGAAAAAATCCGATGGGACTCTAATCTAGCAACAGACTCTTATGTTCACTTTAAATTGCCAAATGCACATGCGGCATACTATGCGCGTTTATTCCATGCAGCATACCCGCCTTATCGCGGATTCTTTAGAACAATCGCGACTGACAGGGAGATTGCTTTAGAGCGTGAACTCGCGCCAAAAGCTATGGAGCTTGCACTGTGAGCCGCCTAGTGTTCGACATTGAAACCAATGGACTACTGCCACAGCTTACGGCTATCCACTGCATCGCTATAAGAGACTTAGAGCAAAGTGATAGACGCGTGAACTCTATGCAGGTTTTCCGTCCGCAGCAGATCGATGACGCTATAGACCTTTTAGAAAATGCTGATGAGATCATCGGACACAATGTCATTGGTTTCGACATACCAGCTATCCAAAAGCTTTATCCAGGATTTAAGCCTAAAGGCAAAGTCACAGACACACTAGTACTCTCACGCCTGATAAAAGCTGACCTGATGTCAGAAGATTCTGTGCGTATCAGACAGCCTGAAGGCTTCTTAAAACGCTTCTATGGCTCTCACAGTTTAGCTGCGTGGGGTATGCGCCTAGGCAACAACAAGGGCGATTACGATGGCGGCTGGGAGACTTTCAACGAAGATATGCTTCAGTACATGGTGCAAGATGTAAATGTTACTTGTGACCTTTTGAAGCTACTTAATCAAGACAATGACTTCTCACAGCGAAGTATTGCATTGGAGCATGATCTAGCAGAGATTTGCTTTAGGATCGGCAACAACGGCTGGACATTTGATGTCGAGAAAGCGGGTGAACTCTATGGCGTTTTGTCGCAAAAACGATTAGAACTTGAGACTGCTCTGGGTACTCTTTTTGATCCGTGGGAAATCCATACGCCGTTTACGCCAAAGGTTAACAATAAGGCGCGTGGCTACGAAAAGGGCGTGGAGACTACCAAGGTCAAAGTTGTCCACTTTAATCCGAATAGTCGGCAGCACATTGCCCGATGTCTTACAGCCAAGTACAAATGGAAACCAAAAGTCTTTACCCCCAGCGGCCAACCAAAGATCGACGAAGATGTACTGATCGCTTTGGACTACCCAGAGGCCAAAAAGCTTGCGGAGTTTTTCTTAGTGCAAAAGCGTATTGCCATGCTGAGCGAAGGCAGTGCTGGCTGGATGAAACTTGTGGATGCTGATGGAAAAATTAGGCATAACCTTGTGTCTGGGGGAACAATATCTGGCCGCGCTAGTCACCGCTCACCCAACATGGCACAGATTCCTAGCACACGATCTCCTTATGGCAAAGAGTGCCGTGATCTGTTCACTGTGCCTAAAGGCTGGTGTTTGCTTGGCAGCGATTTGTCTGGGCTAGAACTTAGATGTCTAGCGCACTACCTAGAAGACGGCGGCGAATATGCGGCTCAGATTCTTGAGTCAGATATCCACACCTACAACCAAAAGGCTGCTGGCCTGAAGACCCGTGATCAAGCTAAGACATTTATCTACGCGCTGATGTATGGCGGGGGTGACGGAATGATCGGCAAGATCGTTGGTGGTACTGCTAAAGACGGTAAGCAACTTAAAGCCGACTTTAATCGCAATGTGCCAGCCTTTAAACGCCTCAATGACGAGCTAAAGAGAGCCTTTGCTAACAAAGGTTGGCTGCGCGGCATCGACGGTAGAAAGCTATTTGTGCGCTCAGAGCATCGGTGTTTATCGCAGCTATTGCAGTCCAGTGGCGCAATCCTTTGTAAGCAATGGGTAAAGCTGATTGACCAAGAACTAACTAAGCAGGATTTAGAAGCATACATCATGGGCTGGATAC